CACTAAAAGTAGCAGAAGCAGTGCCAGTGGTAGCAGTTGACCACAGGTTATTATCTCTGTATCTGTGGGAACTATCAAAAAGAGTAAGAGGTGCTGATACTCTTTGACGACCAAAAGCATCCGTAGTTCCTGTTGGTGCTGTAGTTACAAATGTTCCAGTTACGGGAATTGGATTGTTTAAATCATTTTTAATTTCCACTTCTGGCATCGTGCCGATATTAACACTACCAGATACTGTTTGAGTTGCTGGAAAATTAGATACAGAAACACTCAAAGCACCACCATTATCATTCTTAATGGGAATACCCTGAGCAGTTGTATTGTTTACTCTAACTTCTGTTCCTACATTTACTGTTCCAGTAATGGTAACATTTTCTGTTCCCAGAGAAACATGAAGTGGGTTGCTTTGGTCAATAGGGTCGCCATCCTTATTGGCAAGCATCATCACTTCATAAAGTGTTTTCTCTTGGTTGAGAAATGCCTGACTTGTTTTGTTAAACTGTGCCATCAGATTGAATACGCGACTTTAACTGCTTTGAATGCCGCACCACCTTCCAGTGTGTCGGTTGGTTCTTTTTCAACATAAGCAACTTCATTTGCTGCCATTGTGAAACTACCGATAGTAGCACCTGTGCTATCTTTACGAGTTACTACCGCTGCTGTGCTGGTATTAATAACTCTAACAACAGTCGCTGTGCTAACATTAGTAGCTGAGGTGAGCGTCGTTTCCGCCGCCAATACTTTAATGAGCATTGTATTATTTCGTTTATTTTATATTTATTCTTCCCCAATTTTTCCCATCTCTTTGATCATTTTTTGAAGATCGGCAGTGCTACCAACAAACATTGTGTTGTTAACTGTGGTTGGTCCTTTACCTTTAACAGGAGCATCAAGGTCTTTCATTTTCTTCTGAAGATCTATAAGCTTGTCAGTCATGTCTGAGACCTGCTTCATAGCGTTCACAGCAACCTCGAACGCTCTTGGGTGACCAGATTCCTGTGCAACTTCAAGTGCTCCCTGAACCGCTTCCTGACCCTTCTCAATGAGGTCATATAATTGACCTCGTGTGTACTCATAATCTTTTTGTGGATCTTCTTGCTTTACCTTCGGTAATTCAACAATAGGTTCTTCGGTTGATGGGTTAACATCAATATCAAATATTTGTTCCATGTTCTTTTCAAATTCATTCATATGTTTACAATAGTTCTATGCCTTCATTAAATCCAAAATCGTCATCTGCTGTTAATAATAAATCATCTACAGCATCTACATCACCATCACCATCTTGATCTGTAAGTGCTTTTGGTGTATAATTGAGAACTGAGTTTCTACGATTGTTGTTGAGGTCTCCAATTGATTCGTAAATAATAGCTTTGCGAATAACATCTGCTTGATTGAACGGACCATAGACATAAGATTTTGCAGTAAACCCTAATGTCCAAACAATGCTTCTTCTTTGCATAAAGTCATCTGTCCAATCATCCTCATAATTAATACTATTCAATACAATTGCTACATCTTTCTTTTCATCCATATCTGGAATCATGTTGATCGTAACATTAAAATTTGGTTGAAAGTATGGTAGAATCTGTTCTAAGATTTGTAATCCAGTATCAGAAGATTTGGCAATAATTCCCAATTCAAATTCCATATTATATGGAACTGGAACATATTGAACTTTTACTTCATTCCCATTATCATCAATAATAGTTCTATACTTTTGAATAGGACTTGTTTTTCTGGATGAATCGTAACTAATATTAGTTAATTCAAAATACAAACGAGGTAATGTAATTGCTACTTTTTTAGCGGCAGTTGGGTTCTGCTCTAAACGTACTAAAAATTTATTTTTGGGACCATATGCAAGTGGCACCTTTTCTGATTCTAAAACTTCTCCTGTTTGAGGATCTGTTTTTTTAACCTGAATGTTATTGAACAGTGTTCCAAAAGAAATAACTGTTTTCTTAATTGTCTCGTTATAAAAATGTGGTCCCAACATTAGAAGTTATCTCCCATATCTCCATAATCACCAAAAGGATTTATCTCACCCCAATCGATGATATCGTCTGCCTGATCTTCAATGTATTTATTCTCATCATACTTAGAATTAGCATCATCTATTGTAGTGAATTGTTGTAGTTTCCATATAGCATTTGAATTTACTCCACGAATAATATCATTTGGTAAGAAATCTTTTGTCTTATTCATAATTCTAAGTTCTTCTGTAGAACCATTCCAATCAGCAACTTCAGCAATTACATTGCTTGATAATTCATACATTCTTGCTTGCGCACCACTGGTTGAAGTTTGTAAATACGCATTGATGACATAACGGTTATTTGTGGTATCATAATAAAATTCTCCTATAGTAGTTGTAGCAGTAGTTCCTTTATAAGTGTAAATATAATTTAAACGAAGGTCTTCAAATTTCCAATAAAAATATTTTACTTGAGTTGTGGTAGCAAAGGTTGGATCATAACCAGGAAGACGACTTACATAAATCTTTTGATCGGAAGATGTCCATGTTCTTGGTGTTCCTCTTTGAGCAAAAGATCCAGAAACAACATGCTCTCCCACGATAAAATCGATTGGCATTGGAGGAGCTTCGATTGTAACTGTGGGTGGGGTTGTGTATCCAGACCCAAAATTAGTCATATCAATGTCTATTACTGATCCATTAACAATATATGTCCGAGCAACTGCACCACTACCTCCGTTGGATGGTGTAATAGTTACTGTTGGTGGAGCATTATATCCTTTCCCAGTATTAGTCATTGTAATATCAGCCACAAGAGTGCCATTCATAACTGGCGTTCCAGTTGCTTGAACTCTTTCTGATTGAAGATTTAATGTGGTTACAAAAGTATTTTCTGCTTCAATATCATCAATTTCGTCAATACCAGTATCAAATTTATCTTCGCCCATCTCATAAATTTCTGCAGTTAGTGTATAGAAGTAAATATCTCCTAACTGATAAAATGGATTTCTTTTTTCTACATATTTAATTTCATACAATCCTTCAGTCAACGGAAAATAAATTAAGTCACCTTCGTTTGGTCTTCCGTCAACATTTAAGTTAAGAGCTGGATTTGCAGATTGTTCCCATCTTCTACGAGAAACTATAAATGTAACTTCGTCGGTTACTTTTAATCCAAACTTACTAATAAAATCTGATGGCGAACCAAAACCTTCTACATTAACGAACATCATTTCAATCATATAACTTTGATTGAATTTCGAATAAATTGCACCGTCTACTGGATTGTCAGCAATTATTTTTCTTGGAACATAAAACACATCCGCCCCAAACAATTTAATTTGTTCGTCAACAAGATCTTGAATGAGATGGCGTTCGGTATTTCTCCCGCCGAACTGGGGAAAATAAACTTTTTTCATCCTATCATATCAATTGGTGGTAGCTGATAATAAGAAGAACTCTTTGCCATAAGTTCATCAATTTCTTTTTGAGCATCTTCGAACAATTGCCTGCCGTTTAATGAAACTCCACCAGGAAGTTGAACTCCATTAAACTTAATTAAGTTCTGTCCCCATTGTCTTTTAATTAGAGCAGTTAGATATGGTTTAATAAAACTGTCGTTATAAACTTGAGACCATTCTTGTGGATTTAATGCCCTGTGACATTCAATCAGAAGATAATTTCCAGGTGTCATTCTTGCTTTATCAATGTCAATATACAAGCGATCTTGACGTTTGTTGAATCTAAATTGAACCAAAGCACCTGTATTGACAACCATATCAAGAGTTTCAAAATACTGACGAATCATATAATAATTCGTCATGTCAAAGTTACCAAAAGCAAATCCAGAAGAGAATGAAAAAATATCCATCAAGAAATACTGGTTACTTAAACCAAATAAATCATTGCGAATCCAGTTTGAAGATACACCAAATACTTTTGTAATTCCAACAACGTGATCTGGAACCTCAATAAAATTATTTCTATTTTCCCAGATAGCTGCATCTGGTGCATCGGTGGTTGTTATTTGATCAGAATCATTAAAACGTATATAATCATCTTCAGTTATTTGATGTTTTAAATACATCGTTTCAACGCCATCATAATGATACTCTTGATAATACTGTAAAGCATCATCAATCAAATCTTCTATTTGATCATCATCTACGTTAATTTCTAATACAGGATGTCCCAGTTTTCTCAAACAATAATCTTTCAACTCCTGTCGGGTTGATGGCTTCGCCATAAAAAAATACCCCTTAGTTTCCTAAGAGGTATTTATAATTTATAGTGTATTTATTATGCTTGTGATTCCGTCCAGGTGAATCTTGCAGTTACAGTTGTTGCAGCTGTAGAATCAGTTGGAACAACAGCAAGCGTTAGAATATCAGGACCGTTAGGGAATACAAAATCTCCACCAAGAATACTATTTCCAAGTTCAAGTAGTTTATCAAGTTCTTGCTGAATTGGTGAGTTTACAGCAGCACGGAATTCGTAAATCGTAATTCCACCCGTGATACTATCTGCTGACTGACCAGTGTGCTTGATTACCTGACACAATGATGGTGATCCATAATTCGTGAAGTATGCTGATTGAGAAAGATTTCCGTTTAGAATCAATCTAATCGATGCAGGTCTGTTGTTAGTGTTACCAAGAACAACACCACATGAAGATGGAGTTAGAATCATTCGGTTAATCAAATCTCTTTGACCAAGAGGACCGACCAATGAACTATCTACTGATGGAGCAAGACGTAATGATAGAATAGGTACTGGAGTTCCGACCAGAGTTTGTGGAATTGTAATGGTATCTGAACCTTGTGATCCAGAAGCAACCGTGAAGAGATATGCTTTATCATCTTCAAACTTACCATCCATAATTACCGAAGCACCCCAATGGTAGAGTGATGGAGCAAATGTTGGATTAGCACCATTTTCAACTTCATAACGGGCTGGTAGGTTACCAGAACGTAGATATGCTTCATTTTCTTTGTTATTATGTATGAATTCATGTACATACATGACTACGCCATCTTTGCCTTTAAATCCAAAACGGACTTTACCTGCACCATACCAGGAATAATCCATGTATGCCATTTGCATTTTACGGACATTAAATGTAAATCCACTTGGACCATTTCCATCACACTTATCAAGACTCCACTGTGATTGTGGAACACGTAAATCAACAGTCTTAGTTGCAATAATTCTTGTTCCAGAAATACCTCTGTATGCAGGTGAGATATTGATAGAAGTATCAGAATCAACTGAAGTAACTTTATAAGACATACCACGAATAACAATCTTGTCATTTGCAGATAATTGCCTTGTAAATTTAGTATTAGTACCAGTTATTACGTTACTATTTTGCGTTGCTGCAATTTGTCCACCAATTTGAGAAGTAGAATTTCTTCTTACACAATATATTTGTTGACCATCATATTCATAGAACATACCATTTTGGTCATCAAACATACCAGCACGAACATATGCATCTTGCCATTCATAAAGAAATAGTGCAGGGAATCCAGATGGTGCTAAATCTGCAGGAACTCCGTTTGTTGGGTAACGGAAAGTAAATTCGTCAATTACATTATTAACTGTGAAATATAACCCATTCGATGGAGTTATATATGGTGCATTTGAACCACTCGCAACTTCAATATCTTCAACAATAATTCTGTTGCCAGCACTTAAATTATGTGGTTTTCTTGTTACTACGGTAGCAAATTGTGTTCCATCGTGAGTAATAAAAGAAACATCCATTGATGGACTAAAGCTCATGCCACTGGAATACTGTAAACCTTTACCAGACTGATAACGGAAATATCTTCTTGTTTGTCTTGTGATAGAAATTAAAGGATTTTTTGCAACCTGAATTTCAACACCACCATCAAATGGTCTATGGAGATTTAGACAATTAGATCTCACAAATGCCTGAGTTTGATTTAAGAAAGGTAGACCTTGAAGAACACCATCCCTGATATGAGCAGAAACTTGACCTGGATATAGGTTACCAGCAGCAATACCAGCATTTGCTGCTGCCGCACCTTGAGTATCAGCAGAAAGATTACCAGAAGAAGTGTAACGAATATTAGAACTACCACATGCAGTAGCAACAATTAGATAATGGTTAAATCCTTGTCCAGTGTTGGTTAAATTAACTGCATTTCCAAGTAAAGAGTTGGAAAGTGAAGTTAATGCATTTGCGGTAGTACCATCACCACAAAGTTTAATGATATGATCATTAACTCTATAAACGAAGTATGTACCACCTTCAGTTAATCCACCAATTGGGAATCCAATATTAAATCCTGCAGAATAATAAACTTTTGTTCCTGTGTTTAAATTATGATTTGGGATAAGAATTTCATCTCTTTCCAAATTAACCACGGCGGTGATCAATCCAGAAACTAAGTTTAATGTATCTTGTGGATTGAATGTGATCTGTCTGGATGGGAATGGATCCGAAATAACCATTTCCGAATCATTATTGATAGCAATAATTGATGGAGTATATACCGTACCTTCAATTTTTTCGAGTCTATGAATCGTTCCAGTTCCAGCGAAAGTAGTACCAGGAACAATTAAATCAGTAGTATCTAAGATTCTTAATGTACCAGCACCTGCCTGTGAAGTTAGGTTTGTGCCAGTATTGCTGTAAGTTACTGTGGTTGATGTAGTAGCAGTAACTGTTACAAACTGAGCATCAAAGGAATCTTGACCAGCAGTAGTAACATCAATTGTAGCAAGATAAGTTAAACCTATGCTTAGGTTATGAGCAGCAGTTGTAATAGTAGAAACGTTTGACGTTCTTGCAATATTAGTGATTGCAATACCAGTAGTATATAAACCTACAGTTGAACTTCTGCTATTACCATTCCAAGAACCAGAAGGCGATGAATGGAGAGTAAAATTATTTGCTCCAAGAACATTTACATAATAAATTGCATTAGGAATTAATTTATCATTATTTGTAGTTAAATCGGAACCTGCTGCTGGTCTTTGTGGTATACCAGATACATAAATGTTTGTTAGAGCACTTGCTCCAGCGTGATTTCCACCTTGTCCATCAGTTCTGTATGCAACCGCATCTCCATTTGTCAAGTTATGGTTAGTTACTGTAAATACACCAGTGGTAGTACTTACAGCAGTACCAGCAAATGGAACTGTTCTTACAGGGATGGTGTTTGAAATTCTTAGAACATCATTTGGCTTATATTGTGATAAGAATTTGGTTGTGTATGAAGGAAGTGATGGCAATAGCATCCAATAATTGTTATATATTGCCGAGTTATCAGTAGGTTGTTGATTATTGTTCCATATACCTGTGGAAGAATTTCCGCTAATTGACATATAATAATCACCACGGAAATAAACAATATCTCCATATGCATAGTTATCAGTTGAAGACCACTCACCTCTAAATGTTGTTCCTCTTAATGTTGGGTTTGATAGTTTAATTTGGTGTAGTGTTCCTTTTCCTACGCCAAGAATATCAACAAGATCTGTATTAGTGTATGCACCCACCCATGAGTTATGAAGTGAGAATTGGTTTGCGCCTTGACCAGAAGATGCACCACCTCTTGCTAAATTTCCCGTAGTAAATGTATTGACAGTATTGTTAATGAAATATTGTTTTCCGCTTTGAAGACCAGAAATAGAAGATCCATTACCCCAAACTTGATATGTAACTCTATCGCCAGTAACAAAACCATGGTTGGTGAGGATTAATCTATCAAGTGCTGCAGATATAGCAGTAGATAAAGAACCATTAATAATATTATCTCTTGCAACGATTGTTGCTAATCCACTACCAAGAACTTCTCCAAACATTTGAGATGAAGTAAGTTTATGTCCAGTTTGATTAACTCCACCAACAATAAGTTTGCCAAGAACAGCTGAAGATGTTACGTTTGCTCCTGTACTTGGATAAGTAAATGTAGTTGCAGTGGCAACTGTTACTGTAACATTAGTTGCGTCAAGAGTATCAAAACCTACAGTTTGTATATCAATAAGGGATGCTGTGAAAGTTGATCCAACTGTTAAATTATGAGTAGGAGTTGTAATTGTGCTAACGTTAGAAGTTCTTGCGACGTTATTAATTGCAAATTCTACTTGTTCTAATGGAACGGAACCAGAAGAAGAGAAATTCGTAATTGGAATACCGCTCAATGCGTTTGCTTTTGTTTTTGCTAACTGGAAAATGTTGCCACTTTTTCTTATAGCAAAATAAACACCTCTTAAATTAGCAGATGATGTTACTGGAGAACCACTTGTGGTTGTATTAGTAACTGTTACTGAAGTTGGTGTACAACTAACCACTTTGAAAGTGCCGTTATATCCAGAAGAATTAGCACCAGTGATATCAGAAACATTTACAGTATCGCCAACAGTAAAGGCTTCAATTCTGGTAGTAGCATAAGTGTATGTAACATTGGTTCCGTTTCCAGATACTCCTGTAACTGCAACATCATATAAACAACTGTAACCAGATCTTGGTTGTGAATTTGATGCAGCTCTTCCAATTTCAAATTGATTTCCGTTCTTGGAATAAATTACCTTTGTTCCAGTAGTGAAACCATGATTATTGTAAATAAATTGACCATTTTCTAAATCGAGATTTTTTATAGGATTGAAGAAAAGATCTCTTTGAGGAATTGTTAATGAAGTATTGTTTGATGGTCTTAAATTAATTTTTGTATTGGTTACCGAGTTTGCTGTGTATGGTCCATCAAGAGATCCAGTAGTAGAAACATTGGTAAAAGTATGATTCGGATCTGCTGAACTTACATTAGATCTTAGTGGAAGTGATTCTGTTAATTGAACAAACGATGCTGCAGTTGCAGTTATATCGATTGCGAAATCTGCAAGTGCTGCTTCTCGTGTGGGAGCAATTTTGAATACTTGGTCACTAACAACAATTGCATATACCATAAGTGGGAAAGTATTTGGAGCACTACCAAGTGCAATACCATTAACAGGGTTAGTACCTGCACCACCTGTCATAAGTAAAGAATCTCCAGTTTTTAGATAATGACCAGTTGAGATAAAGAAAGTATCTGCAGATGCGTCAATACCAGCAGGAGTGCCGCCAGTAGGAACTGAGAATGTGCGTGGTGGTAATTGATCTTTGGTGTAAAGTTGGAAACTACCAAAAATTTTGTATAATGTTTGGGATTCTTGAATTATCTTCGGTGTAGTACCACCAAATCCTCTCACTACGGTTATAGTAGATCCACTAACGTTTGTTACTTGAACTTGCTCCATTCCTGCTTCATAACCAACGTTTAAAATATCACCAACAGCAATAGCAGATCCTACTGATGTATTAAGTTCTAAAACTGTCGCATCAGAATCTAAAATTCTACTTGTAGAAAGACCTGTAGAATTTAGAGAAAATCTACTTAAATTTCTTACAGTGTAGACAGAACCATTTTCTAAACCAGGAACACCAGGAACAGTGCTTGCAATTGTTGAACCACCTTGGGTGTCGTATCTTACTAAATCCCCTTCAGTAAATGTAAGATTCTGTACGGGAACTACAATTCTATTTGAATTTAAGTTAGGAATTGTAGTTAAAGCTTGTGTTTTAAATTGAATTTGAGTTACGCCAAGAGGACCTGCTGTAGTAGTAGTTGCCTTAGCAAATGTAGTACCAAGCCATAATTGAACTGTTGGTTGACCAGTTGGCAGTGTTGTACCTGGATTAAATACTTTGAAAATATTATCAGTAACTGGGATGATCAAATATTTTCCTGTGTTTCCAGTACCAGTTGACTTGGTTAGGTTTCTTAATGTAGTTGTGTTTGCACCTCCTGTACCATTGTGATCATAATGTAGATTTATTCTTGGGAATTTAACACCAGATGAATCGGTTAAGTATTCTGCGACTGGTTTTGGGAAACCTGCTTTTTTTGGAAGTAATGGAATAGTATCAGTTGAACCACCAAAAGCACCTGTTGTATAAACAGTTCTTCTTGTCGTAGTACCTCCATGGAATGGTACATAGAAACTATTTGAATACTCATTTTCAATAATTTTTGCTGCAAAGAATCTACCAGCGCCAATTGTTGCTGCACCAGTAAGTATAATTGGAGAACCTTCATCCGTAGTACTTAAATCAAATTCTGCTCTTCCCGAAGGAGTGTTAGAAGATCCAACATTGCTTTGTGGAGATTTTACATAATATCTTTGATATGACTGATATGTATCTGGAGTTGCTACCAATGGAGTTGGAAGTACAGAACCAACATTAGTTTTTAAAATAATTTCCGACTTATCAGTGAGGTAAGCAGGAATTTTATTATATGCACCAATTACCGCATTTCTACCAAGACCTGCACCAGTTACACCGTTTGGTACAAAGTTATTTACAATGAAACCTGGATGTAATTGATAAATACCACCACACCAAGTATTTGCTTGTACTGAAGTTGGTCCAGTTGGACTAAAAGTTACTCTTGAACCTTTTGCTCCACTGTTTGACCATGAACCATACTCTGTTGCAGCATCAATAACATCAGGAGCGTTTGAGTAAAGTTCAAATTCGTCGTTAGATACTCTGCTTACATAATAAATTACGCTCTGCGTTGCAGATTCTATTGGTAGAGTTGGAGATCCAGTTAAAGTGGTGAACGTATTACCACCACCAACAAAAATTACTGGAGTACCTTCTTTTAGACCATGATTTTTCGAATAAATTCTATCTAATGTAGTAGAAATGCATTCTCTTGTGAACATTTTTGAGTTCACTGAACACCAATCATGAATAGAAAGTCTTGTGTGATTCAACCAAGACATAGCAGCGTTATGAACTTCTATTGAAAGTCCTGTCATGAATACTTTTACTGCCGCAGCCCCAACAGTTCCACCTAATGTTAATGGAGTTACTGATACTGATGGATTTGTACTTGATAATGTAATTGATGTTTGCGTAATAGCAGAAATCCAATAAGTTGTATTTACTGCAATGCCAGTAATAGATCCTACATTAGAAAATCTTACAGCAGAACCAACGCGACTTGGTAAAGTGCCATCTCCAAGAAGAGTTAGAGAAGATACAGTAAGAGTAGAACCACTTACTCCAGTAATTGTTGGTGAGAAAGTTTTTTCAAAAATTGAAGTTAAAAGTAAAACATCTATATTAGCAGCAGAAGCTGATGTTGGGTATATTTTTGTAGCAGTTTGTGTTACTAAGTTACCCAAGTTATTTGTTGGACCTTCCATGACAAAATGCTTGTCATATTCATTGAAAATTTCGTCAGTCCATCCTGCCGTAGTAGGAACTTCTTTGACAACGTAAATACCATTCAAAGAACTAATTCCGCAGTCATCAATTGTGACTTGCATCTCTGGAAATATTTGAAGATCTTTACACGTCTTAGTATTTAATTCTATTCTTACTTCAGAACTTGCGTTTACTGTTCTAATATTTTTGATATCTACTTGAACTTGGAATCCTCTCTTTGTAGCAAGTGAGAAAGTTAGAGTTTCATTTAGATTTGCTGCCCAAGTTCCAGATCCTGCATTAAATGCAATAGTATCTGATCCATTAAAAGCACTTTCTGGGTTGGTGCATACTCTAAATGTATCTTTATCAATAACAACTGCATAAAGCCATGAAGATGCGTCGGCAGCACCAATACTTCCATTATTATAGAATGGTAGATTTCCTGCAGACATCTGGAATCTACCAGTTCCTACTGCAGCAATTTGTGGTACTTGTGTCCAAGTTGATCCCACGAAAGCAAGAGGATCTCCAGTTCTCATTCCATGATTTGGAATGGTAATTGTATTGAGTGTTGTATTGATTGCTGAAACTAAGCAAGTTCTTGTTTTAAAACCATCATGCTCTGGTTCATAAGGATTGAAATATCCAGTATCAAATTGAAAAGAAGGTCTATCTTCTACGTTACCGTCAAATTCGACGGAAGAAGGATCAAATGATACAAAATTTCCGCCAAGAGTATTAGTTAAATAAAATGGAGAATTTGTTACGAAACCGTGATTATATGAAGTAGATACTGCTAAGGTGCTTGGGGAAGAAGCATCAGTTTCAATAGGACCTGCTTCGTTTGCGGTAGAATTATCAAGGTTTAATGTAGAATTAATATAAAATCTTCCTGTTACTACATTAGTATATGGTGTGAGTAAAGAAAAAGGAATTGTTGTTGTTCCTGGCTGAGTTGCTGCAGTCTCGTAAACAAAAGAATAGTCCGAAACTTTTCTAACTATAAATGTACCTTCTGCAGTGATGCTGGTAAGTCCACGAACATCAATTGGAACTCCAGTTGTTAATCCATGTGGAGCTGCAGTAGTAACTGTTACTTCTTTTGTTCCAGAAACAATAACATCTACAATGCCAGTAATTGGAGAATCGCCAGTTGTTGAATAGAAAGCTGGAATATTATTTGATTTTTCTAATGATTCCCACTTTGATGCCTGTAGACCATATTCAAAGTCGGTATCAATTAGAGTATTAGGTTCGGAAACACGTAATTTACTTACAGGGTCAACAATAAAATCAGCTGGTTTGAATACTTGAGCATCTTCATCAGTAAAGATCTGAAGGACATCACCACTCGAATGACCGTTAGTTGCGGTATCATACTCTAAGATAATTGTAGTCTTATCGGTAGCATTGTCATAAGAAATAGAAGTATAACCTCTATTTGGTTGCGCAAAATTATAAATTACTTCATTTCTTGTTACGTTAGAAATGAGAAGTAATCTTTTTGCATTGATATTTCCATCAATAACTACTCTTTTCAACCCTGCATTGAAAGTGTAAAAAAAGTTTAATTTTTTTGCCATTGTAAGTGTTTCCTACTATATTTTGCGTTAAAATTATTTATTAAAAAATGTATTACCCTAAAGCAATAATTAATGCTATGTTGGCATCAGTTCTGACTAATTCGAACCCACCTTGAGTTTGACCATCATGAGCAACGAGTGTGCTTTTATCTGTATCGAAAGTAACCTCTCCTTCCGCTCCAGTAAATTGAAGATGCTGGGCAGTAGTTCCTCTTCTAAGTTGAACTTGTTTAGTCATTAGACTTATTAATGCGCTTTTCTTTTCCTATTTATAAATGTAAAGACCAGGACTAAATTATAATCACATATGTAAATGGAGGTTCGTAAGGTTTAAACTTGATATGTGATATTCCAGTAATAAATTGTGATCCAGATGTAACATGAGAAGACTTCGTATAAGATTCTTTTGCATAACCAAGTATCTTAATTACGTCAACTTTTTCTGAAATATATGATGGAGCTGAAACAACAGATGCTCCTCCGATACCAAATAAAGTTCCAAATACTTTGTTTCCGTGTGATAGTTTAATATCACTAACTTGACCAGATACAATATATTGTGCTGTATTTTCTGGAGGATTGCTGGTAACACTTGATACTGCATTACCAGAAACTGTATACAATCCATTAAATTCTGGTAGATCGTATATGATGCTTTCCGAAGAACCAGATATCGCAAATAGAGATCCAGAACCAACATGGTTTCCTGTAATGAGGATATTTGCAGATCCTCTAATTTCAAATAATCCAGTTGTTTCTGTTGATTTGGATGCGGATTCTGCGGAACCATTGAATGCGAATATTGATCCAAATCCAGTGTATTGTTTTCTGCTGGATGAAGTTGATGATCCTTCGAATACAAATAGGGATGTTGATTCTGGTGGGTTGACCGATGCACTAATTTCCGAACCAGAAATATTAAATAGTGATCCAGAACCAAGATAAGCATCGGATTGTTTCTCGGCAATATATCCAGAAATATTAATTTCTGTATATCCTTGATATCTTGCCGTCTTAGTAACTTGTGTAGCAAATCCAGAAATTTGCTGGATGCCATATCCAATATAAAATTCAGTGTGTGATTCTTCTCCAAATCCAATTATGTTAATTGATCCAGATCCAATATTATTTGGAGTAAAGATTTCCTTTACATGACCAGAAATTGAGGTGCTGCCAGATCCAACATACGATTCAGTATTCTTTTCTACAGCAGAACCGAAGATATTAAATAATCCGAATGTATCATCTGGACTTACACCAACAGATTCTACTGCACCAATAAATCCGAAGAGTGATCCAAATCCAAAATAATTATCTGTTTGTCTTTCAATTACAAATCCATCTGTATATACAAATCCAGATGCAACTACAACTGGACTGAACTTATTGGTTGAATCTCCATTAATTGATGTGGAACCAGAAGCAACGTAAACTTCAGTATGAGATTCGACTACAACACCAGATATAATTGAAACATTACCATCAGATGCAAATGCATTTGTAGATCTTTCAATATTAAATCCACTTATTTCAAATAGACCAGAGGATCTTTCCGCAACTGCATAAGATTCGGAAGCACCATTGATAGCAAATAGATATCCAGATCCAATATTATTTGGAGTGAACAATTCTTTCGAAGATGATCCAAATGTAACATTACCAACACCAACATAATTTTCTGTGTTGGATTCTGTTGCACCGCCAGAGATTGAGAATAAAGTAGTAGATTGTAGATTTACAGTGAAGGATTCGGTAGAACCGAAAATAGTAAATAATGTTCCAGATCCATCATAAGAATCTGTTTGCTTTTCAATTACCTTACCGTATACAAATGTAGATCCAGATCCAATATTAGCAGCAACAACTACAAACTTAGCATTTCCAGAAATAGAAGTATTACCAGAACCAACATAAGATTCTGTATTTGTTTCTATTGCGGCACCATTTGTAGTAGTTGATCCCGATCCAACATATGGTGCCTTGACATAAGATTCAAACTTAGAACCACTAACATTAAATAGACCAAAGAATTGTGGTATATCAACAGTCTTGGATTCTGCTGCGCCACCATATCCAAATAGAGATCCAAAAGCATTCCAATTTGGAACAAATCTGGTATCAGAAATTCCAAATAATGTTGTGTCTCCAGAACCAATATAAGATTCTGTGTTCTTCTCTACAGCAGAACCGAAGATATTAAATAATCCAAATGTATCATCTGGACTTACACCAACAGATTCTACAACACCAGTAAATCCAAATAGATTACCACTGCCCGCATAAGAATTAGTTTGTTTCTCTATGCCACCACCGTATACAAATACAGATCCAGAACCAATTACAGTTGGTTTAAAGACTGCATTTACTAATCCAGAGATAACAGTATTACCAGATCCAATATAAGATTCTGTATTTCTTTCCGTTGCAATTCCATTTGCAGTAATTGAACCCGATCCAATGTATGGAGCTTTTGCGTATGCTTCAAACTTAGATCCACTGACATTAAATAGACCAAAGAATTCTGGAATATCAACTGTCTTGGATTCTGCTGCTCCAGTGTAACCAAATAGGGAACCAGATCCAACATTGCCATATGATAGTTTAATGTCACTGATTGCACCAGATACATAGATGAGTCCAGATCCAACATTTCCATAAGACAATTTAATATTGTCTGCATATCCATTAATATAAACGGATCCAGATGTATTGTAATTCCCTTCAGTGAAGGATTCGAGTGATCTACCAAATACACTGAACAATGCCGTAGATTCTGGTGGATTAGCACCAACTGATTCACTTGCTCCAGTAAATGTGAATAGAGAACCAGAACCAGTATAAAGTCCTTCATTAAATGATTCTTCAAGAGAACCAATAATAGATGTAAATCCAGTACCAATATAAGATTCTGTGTTTCTTTCTACTAACGCACCAGAAAGATATCCATTACCTACACCAACATAAGATTCTGTATTCTTCTGAATCGCTGAACCTTGTAAAGTAAATAATGCTGTAGATTCTGGTGGGTTAGCACCAATAGATTCGCTTGCTCCATTAAATGCGAATAATGATCCAGAACCAGTATAAAGTCCTTCTGCAAATGATTGTTTGGTTGAACCAGAAACAAATATTGTTCCTCCAACTGGATTCGAAACAATAAATTTCATTCCAGTCATGAAACCAGAATAAGTTAATGTTCCAGTCGCAACGTAAGATGCTCTGCTAAACGATTCGAGTGATCTACCAAATACACTGAACAATGCTGTAGATTCTGGTGGATTAGCACCAACTGATTCACTTGCTCCAGTATATTCAAATAGTGAACCAGATCCAACGTAAGAATCTCTCTGGCGTTCTTTGATAGAACCAGAAACAAATGCTGTTCCTCCAACTGGATTCGCAACGGTAAGTTTCATGCCAGACATGAAACCAGAATAAGTTAATGTTCCAGTTGCAACATGAGATGCTCTGCCGAACGACTCAAGTGATCTACCAGATATACGTAATAATGCTGTAGATTCTGGTGGATTTGATCTTGTAGATTCTGCAGTACCATTGAAAGCAAATAGTGATCCAGATTCAAATTCGGCGCGATATGTAAATGGTGTAGAAGATGAACCGCTAAATCTTGCTACAAATCCGAATGGATACTCAGTAGTTAGACTTGTGATATAACCATAAGAATCGGAAATGGAATCTAATTCAGATGATACTGATCCATAATCTTCAGTGGTTCCAGATGAAGTAATAAACTCAAAGTCTTCTTCTGTGTAATTTACGATTGATCTTGTATTGTAATCAAATACTGCAGATTCTTGCTTAGAACCAATAGTAAATAATGTAGCTGTAGATATATTAGTAATTGTTGTTGAATATCTTTCGCCACCAGTAATATTGAACAGACCAACAGAATCATATGAAGGAATAAAATTAGTTAGTGCTTTGCCAGAAATATTGATCTCGGCAAATCCAATCTCTGCAAAAGATGGATCGAACATTTCTTGAGAATGACCACTAAATCTTGCTACAGAACCGAATGGATATTCTGTGGTTAGATTTGTGATATATCCATAAGAATCTATTCCAGAATCTAATGGTAATCCTACCGATCCATAATCTTCAGTGGTTCCAGATGAAGTAATAAACTCAAAGTCTTCTTCTGAGTAAGTTGCAATCGAGCTTATATTGTAACTAAATGTAGATGTTTCTTTCTTAGAACCAATTGTAAATAGTGATCCAGAACCAACATAAGATTCTGTATTGGACTCTATTGCAGATCCATTAAATCTGAATAATGCTGTGGATTCTGGTGGATTGGATCTTGTAGATTCCGCAGCACCATTGAGAGCAAATAGAGATCCTGAAGCAGTGTAGAGACCTTCGGTAAAGGATTGCTTAGCAGATCCAATGAATTTTCCAATAAATCCAAATGGATATTCTGTGGTTAGATTTGTGATATATCCATAAGAATCTATTCCAGAATCTAATGGTAATCCTACCGATCCATAATCTTCAGTGGTTCCAGATGAATTCTC